GGTCCGCCCCCGGAGCCCCCGGCCGGCCGGCCCCTCACCCCACCTCGACCGGCAAGCGTCGGCCCGCCAGAATGTCACCCGAAAAGCAGACTAACGCGCCGGCCATTGTCCGGAAGGGCCCCCCAGCCGTAACTGTACCTGTGCCGACTCCGGCAAGATTTTTTCTGGCTAGATTTTTTCTAGCGGGATTTTTGGGGGAAGATTTTTTCTCAGGACATTTTGTGTGGGGTCTGGCGGGCCTTTCTGCGTGTGATATAAGCGGGCCGTTGGGGCCGGTCTTGGGGTGTGGTTGGGGTGACGTTGGGGGGTGTGGGGGTGATGGGGATGTTCAAGCGACTCAGGGGGGGCGGGGCGTATCGGCGGGTGGTGAAGGCGTTGGATCGGATTGCCTACGCGCTGGAGGCGCAGAATCAGCAGCTCGCCCGGCTGGCCGATCACTTTGTGCCCCAACTACCTGTGGGGGACGTGGCCGACACTGGGGCCTCGTTTGGTGAGGATCCCGATCTTGTCGCGGCGCTCGACTACGTCTCCAGGGTGCAGCGGCAGGGCGGGCGCCACCCGACGGACGACGAGATCGTTGCCTACCTAGCCGACGTACGGAATCGGGATCTGCTGGATCGACGATCCTGAAGCGGGCGTTGGTGAGGCAGTCGCCTCCGCGCGGACGCCTACTTTCTGAAGCCAGCGAATCGGATGACCCTGTTTAACTGCGGTGCCTGCGGCAGCCGTTAGCGGGCTGGTGTGGCACAATGAGAGCCTGATGCCTGTTCGTCCTCCCTCCTCCAGTCGATTCAACCGTGAGCGCCTGCGTTCCACGAGGACGCAATGGAAGGGTCCGCACCCGACACGTCAGGCATGTCCGTTGTGCCGGGCCACGGTGACGCCGTGGGGTCTGGACCCGCCAACATACCGGTGTGACGTCTGCAAGACCGAGCACGCAGAAGCCGATCTCGTTCGGGTGCCGGATGTGGCACTGCGCGACCCGAGCGGCTACGACTGGTACAAGCGGTGAAGTCGAAGACGTCGAGCACCGGATCGAAGAAGCGGCTCAGCCCCAGTGCCCGTGTCATCCCGCCGGCACATCCCAGCGATCATCTGGATGAGTTCCTTGACGCCATTGGGGGGCGCAAGCAACTGGTGGAACTGCTGGTGGTCGGTGTCAACGACCCGTCTGTAGCCGAAGTGGTCGGCTTACTACTGGACGTGCAGCATGCGCGCAAGCCCCTGGCCACGCTGTGCCGGATGGCACAGATCTCGGTTGCCGATCTCTTCGCCGCACTGTCCCGTGCCATGCTCGTACGGGCCGAGATCAAAGTGCGTGCGCAGGTCGAGCAGCAAATTGCCGCCATCACGGCCGACCTGCTGCGATGCGCCCAACCCCATGAAGAGCCGTGCGGCGTCTGCGCAGGTACCGGGACGCTGTTGCCGGGAGAACCCAGCCCCAACAACCTCCGCCCCGGCATGCAGACATGCGCGGCCTGTCGTGGATCGGGTCAGGTGCGGGTTGCCGCCGACCTCCACCGCCAGAAACTCGTCTTCGATCTGGCACACTTGCTGCCCAAAGCCACGGGACCAACCGTTGCCGTACAGCAGAACGTTGGCGTCAGCATGAAGCCGGGAACGGTGGACGTCGAAGGCACCTTGGCGTTGCAGCGGGCCGTGACCGAAGTGCTCTATAATGGCCCGCCAGTCGTTACCGAAGCCGACGTGGTTCCAGACACGTCTCTCGAAGCGTCGTCCTGATGGAGTGGTTGGAGATTGCTACGCGGGTCGTGACGATTGGAGGAGCACTTGTGTGCCTGATCTACTGGATCGGTACCCTGCACGCCCGGATCGGAACCGCCGAGCGGGACATCAGCCGTCACGAGGAAACGTGCGATGAGCGGTACCGGCAGATCGAGCAGGCGCACCGGGATCTGCGCGGCTGCGTCGATGTCTACCGCCAGGAGACCCGTGAAGACTTCCGTTCCGTCCACGCCAAGCTAGACCGGATGCTCCTGTCCTACCGCCGTCCGGATGAGTCGTAGTGGCTTGCACGATCGTGCGCGTACCGGCGGCAGAGAACAGCCGGAATGAGGGATGGTGAACATCGGTACACCGCGTCAGTTGTTCTGGTGGGCTGGGTGCTTCCGGCTGCGCCAATGGAGAAATCGCATGGGCCAACTACTGAAGATCCTTGCTCGACTCTGTACTTTCCTGATCCTGTTCGCCGCGCCCCTCCTGGCGCAAACCGGCCAGCCCACCGAGTGGACCCTGCGCGTCTACCCGGCTGGAGGACAGACGCCAACCACCACACTGACCGTGCCGGCCGCACAGGTATCGTGCGATCAGCCGGATACCCCCGACCCCGGGACACCATCAACCAATCCGACCTTCTGGGCATGGGACGACCCGGCCATTGCCGGTCGTGACTGCCGGTTCACCGACCAGGCCCGGTTCGATGCACTGCCCGACGGCCAATATGAGGGGACCGTTGTGGCCACCAACGCAGACGGATCGAGCCCCGAGAGTGCCCGCGTCCCTTTCGTGCGGCGCCGGCCGAACCCGCCGGCTGCCCCGACGGGACTACGGTTTTCCCGGTAGGGTACGACAACTACGTGCGGGAGGCGCGGAAGCAAACCATCCAACAGGTGGAGCAGGAGATGGCCGCGTGGGGCTGGGTGCGGACGGCGACCTATCACGGGCGGGGCAATCAGTACTGGCTCTACTTCCGGTGCGAGGGAGTGGCCTAGAGTCCGAGATGGGAACGAGAGCGAAGCCGCTGATGATCGATCTGTTCGCCGGCTTGGGTGGCTGGGCCGAGGGCGGCCTGGCCGAGGGCTGGCGGGTCGTGGGGTTCGACATCGAGCGGCACGTGTACGGCGTGCTGCGGTATCCCGCGCCGCTGGTGATTCAGGACGTGTTGACGCTGCATGGCGCCCAGTTCCGTGACGCCGAGCTGATCGTCGCGTCGCCGCCGTGCCAGGCGTACAGCTACATGGCCATGCCCTGGTCACGGGCGAAGCGGATGGCTCAGGAGTATCTCGACGGCACGCGGGACCGCGCGCAGTTGACCGCGCTCTTCGATGCGTGCTTCCGGATTCAGCGGGAAGCTTGTAAGGCGGCCGGTCGCCATATCCCCCTGGTCGTCGAAAATGTTTGTGGAGCGCAGCAGTGGGTGGGCCGCGCCCGGTGGCACTACGGCTCGTACTACTTGTGGGGCGACGTCCCGGCGCTGATGCCGATCGTCCGAAGAGGTTCACAGTACGTAGATGGGCGAAAGACCGCCGCCCACGTACGCCAGTGTGATGGCCATAGTCACACAAGGCATCTGACGAATCCAGCCGAACATTCCGATCTTCGTGACCACGCGATGAAGGACGGCATCAAGCAGCACGGCTCGGGCCGAGCATGGTTCGCTGACGACGGTACCATATCGCCACTCACCAGCAGCGGGAGTCCTACCCGCAAGGCGGCATCAGCGGCCATTGCCAGGATTCCCCTGCGGTTGGCGCGGCATATTGCCCGTGCGTGGTATCCCGACCACGGCGAGGCGACGGAACCACGGGCATGCCACGCGGACTGACCCCACGCGAGCAGGCGCGCCGCGCCGAGTTGCGCCAGTTGGTCGCGGCCGGCCACAGCCGTGCCGCGATCGCCGCGCAGTGGGGTGTGACGAGCAGCGCGGTGAACGCGCTCTGGCGGCGGATGCACGGACAGGTCCCCCGAACGGACCTGGAGGCCCGTCGCCAGACGATGCTCCGGCTTGCCCGGGAGGGTCTGACGCGGCAGCAGATCGCCGAGCGCCTGGGGCTGGCGTCGGGCTCGACGGTGACGACGGCCATCAAAGCGATCGTGCGCGACCGCGATCAGCACAGGTGCCGATGCTGCGGCGTCACCGCTCCGCTGGAGGTCGCGCATCTGGAGCTGAACGGCACGGGCAGCGATCATGGGCGTCGCATGGTCCCCTCAACTCTCATCACGGTGTGTGCCGCCCATCATCGCGGGGCCCGCCTCAGTCTGCAGACCGCTCGCTTGCGCGTCCAGCCCCTCACCGCCGCTGGAGCCGACGGGCCGGTGATGTTTCTGCGGAAGCTCGGCGAGACGTGGACGGTGCTCCGCCGGGAACACGTGTTCAACGGCCATCGCGCCGGGCCCGTGGAGGTAAGCTGAGACCATGCCGGCACGTCCCAGCGGGTCATCGGCGTCGTCAACGCCCCGTCTCATCCAGATCCCCTACACGCCCCGGCCGCAACAGGCGGAGCTGCACGCCCTCCTCGAGACGACGCGGTTCGTGGTCGCGGTCTGCCACCGGCGCATGGGGAAGACCGTCATGGCGATCAACCACCTCATCCGCGCGGCCGTGACGTGCCCCCGTGAGCGCCCGCGATTCGCCTACATCGCCCCCACGTACCGCCAGGGCAAGGATGCCGCGTGGAGTTATCTGACCCACTATTCGGCCCCCATCCCCGGGAGGACGCTGTCGGAATCCGAACTGCACTGCGATTACCCGAACGGCGGCCGCGTGCGCCTCTATGACTCGGACAATCCCGACAGCCTGCGGGGGATCTATCTCGATGGGGTCGTCCTTGACGAGTACGGGCTGATGTCGCGCGTGGTGTGGGGTGAAGTCGTGCGCCCCTTGCTCGCCGACCGGCAGGGGTGGGCGCTGCTGCTCGGGACACCCAATGGCCGGAACCAGTTCTGGGACATGGCGCGCCTGGCGAAACAGGGCGGGGAGTGGGCGTACCGGGAGTACCCCGTCAGCCAGACGCACCTGCTCAGCGACGAGGCGCCTCCGCGCGGCGGAGTATGACGGCGGATGAATACGCCCAGGAATTCGAGTGCAGCTTCGCCGCGTCCGTCAAGGGTGCCGTCTATACCCAGGAACTCCTCGCCGCGCGGCGCGACGGCATCGTGATCCCGCGGCAGCGGCGCCGGCGCTCGCGGGTTGGCATGGCGGATCGGCAGCAGCAGCACTGGATCCAGCTCTACCTGGCCGGCTACCGCGACGGGCTGGCGGCGCGCACGGCGACGCCACCCGCCGAGGTGGTCGCCTTCGCGCAGACGCTCGGGTTCAAGCATCGAGCGAGTGCGTGACAGCCCCGCCCCTCTCCGCCCCGTTCCCCTGGTTCGGCGGGAAGTCACGCGCGGCCGATCTCATCTGGTCACGATTGGGGAATGTCCCCAACTACGTGGAGCCATTTGCAGGCTCGCTGGCGGTGCTGCTGGCGCGTCCGCATCCACCGCAGATCGAAACCGTGAACGACGCCGACGGCTTCATCTGTAACTTCTTCCGTGCGCTGCAATCGGATCCGGAGACCGTCGCCCGGTACGCCGACTGGCCCGTGAATGAGAACGATCTGCATGCTCGCCATCGGTGGTTGGTCGGCCAGCGCCAGGGCCTGACCGCACGGCTCGAAGGCAATCCCGAGTACTGCGACGCCCGGATCGCGGGCTGGTGGGTGTGGGGGATCTCGTGTTGGATCGGGGGTGGCTGGTGCTCGGGTCAAGGTCCCTGGACGGTGAATGACGCGCAGGAGCTGGTACGACTCGACGGTACCGGCCAGGGTGTCCATCGGGGGCGCGTGCAGCTCGGGGATGGTGGGATGGGTGTCCATCGGCCTGGGCAACGCGGGGAGCTGGGCACCTGGTTCGTGGCGCTGGCGGATCGTCTGCGGCATGTGCGGGTCTGCTGCGGGGACTGGAGCCGTGTCTGCGGCCCAACACCGACCGTGAAGCACGGTGTAACCGGCCTGCTCCTGGACCCGCCGTACGGGACAGCAGCGAACCGCGACGCTGATGTGTACGCGACGGATTCGCTGACCGTGGCGGACGATGTGCGTCAGTGGGCGCTCGCCCACGGTGACGATCCCCGCCTGCGGATCGCGCTGTGTGGATACGACGGCGAGCATGCCATGCCGCATGACTGGACCCGCGTGGGCTGGAAGGCCCAGGGGGGCTATGGATCGCAAGACGACGGTCGCGGCCGGGCGAACGCGCAGCGGGAGACGGTCTGGTTCTCGCCGCACTGTCTCCGCGCTGGACTGTTCGATGGAGACGACAGCGACCGTCAAAACTCTGTCATTGATCTCGACGCGCATCTCAGGTAGAACCCTCGCTGACGACAATGGGTGCGGGCTGGTATCCACCCGGGCATCCGCAGTCTGTGCGTGGTCAAGTGGCACGGCGACTACGACCACCGGTACTTCCGCTGTGACGGGATTTGACATCCACGAGCTGCGGTGCCGGTTGGGCTGGAGTTCGGAACGCCTGGCCGCACACCTTGGCGTGGCCTCCGCAACAATCCACCGCTGGGAAAATGGGTCCAACAGGCCCCGCGTCCAGCAGTTGCTCGCACTCCAGGAACTGGCCGGCACGACCGTGTCCACCCCCAGTAGTTCCGTCGATCGAGTCGAGCAGCAGCAGCAGCAGCTTATCGATGCCTACCTGTCCGGCTACGCCGATGGGCAGGCCGCCAAGGTTGCCACACCGCGCGTGGGGTTGCGATTACTGCAAACGGCCTGAGCCATGACGACGCCTCTCAGGAGCCAAGGGTTCCGACACCACCGACTTGAGTAGCACAATGTCACGTGCCCTCAACGACCTCGACCCGCGCTTCCGCCCGCTGGCCATCGAGTTCATCGCCCGATGTGTCGAGGCGGGCATCGCCATCCTCATCGTCGACACGTTGCGCACGCCCGCCGAACACGCCGTCAACGTCTCGACCGGCCGCAGTTGGGTTGCCCGGTCGAAGCACCTGGACGGGCTGGCCATCGATATCTGCCCGTACGCCCAGTGGAGCCTGAACGGTCCGGACAAACTCCAGTGGGATGGCGACGACCCCGTCTGGGAGCGTTTGGGGGCTATCGGTGAGTCCCTCGGCCTGCGATGGGGCGGTCGGTGGCAGCAGCGCGACCTGGGCCATTTCGAGTATGCTCTACCTCCAAGCGGGCAGCAGGAGGTAGTGGCATGATCCGCGGCTTCTTTCAGTGGTTGGGTCGGCAGGATGATACACACCCGATCTGGAGGGCACTGGCCGACTGCATGCGCTTCATGGTCTTCGCCGGCGTAGCCGCAGGCATCATGTGGACGGGCGCGACCAGCTTCGATCTGGATGGTGAAGGGCGCAACTCGATCATTCTCGGGCTGGCGGCACTCTTCGGGAACAAGTTGATGCGAGGCTGACGGCCATGCAATCGCGTGTGCTGCTGGCCGTCCTCATCGCGGCCTACGTTCTCCTGGCCATCTGGCTCGGACTGCACGTGGGCGACTGGGCCGACCAGCGGTTCCCATCCGGGACTCCGCGTTCGGCGCCGGGCACGGCCTGAGCCGGGTTCTGATGGTCGGACCCCTGCGATGGGCCTCATCAACCTCTACCGGATCCATGCACTCTACCAACACCTTCGGCGTGGCCTCATCGATGACCGCCGCCTCTTGCAGGACTCCCGGTACTGGCTCGATCTGTTCAGGGCGGCATGGAAGGTTCAGGAGGTACGTGAGATGATCACATGGTTGCAAGGCAAGAAAACCTACGCAGTCGCAGTCCTGGCAGCGGCACTCACGCTGCTGCATTCCCTCGGGTATATCGACGACCAGACGTACCAGACGCTCGTGGCGTTGCTGGCATCCGGTGGGGCCGCAACCGTAGCGGCCAAGATCAACCGCCTGAAGAAGAATGGCCTGTAGCCGATGAGGCGGCGTCCGCTTGTGCTCGTCGGATTGCTGGCCGGCCTGTTTGTCTACGAGATCGTGGCTGCCGTGACCGCACCCCCCGGTGACACCCTGTCTGAGATCGTCTGGCGGCTCTCCTCCCGGCCTATCGTTCCGTTCGCCTGCGGCATCCTGGCGGGCCACTTCTTCTGGCCCCGCCGGATAGACAGGTACACAGGTACATAGGTACATCGGTATGTAGGTACATCGGTACACCCGATCCCGTAGGTCATGTACGCTGAAGACATCGTCGCCGTGCAGGGGCAGCGGATGTGGGCACGGACGCCCAGCCTGCAGGCCGTGTTCCCCAAAGGCGTGCCCCGCTACTCCGTGGCGGACACCGAGGCGATGGTCGACCGGCTCGCGCCCATCCGGATGCCGGATGGAAGTCAAACCCGCGCCACCTCGCCGGAGGAAAACGCCTTCATTGTGGCCACTGCCTTCTGGTGCGGGCTGGATTTCACCTACTTCGCCGAACGTTTCTGCTGGATTGATGATGGCGGTCACGGCCTTCGCAGGCTCTACCCGCTGTGGGAGAGCCAGCAGTTCCTCCTGCGCCTGCTCGGCCAGCTCGAACGGGACCGGATCAGTTCGCGTTCTCCAGACGGCCTGCTGCTCAACGTGCTGAAAGTCCGGCAGGTGGGTATCACGACCCTTGGCGTGGCCCTGATCGCACACCGGTTGCTCACGACCGCGCACGTGCGGGGATTGGTAGGCTCCGACATTGAGTCCCAAGCAGCCTACCTGTTCCGCATCGCCGAACGCGTCTATCGCGAACTGCCGTGGTTCCTCAAGCCGGCACGCGTCACCTACAACAAGGATCGTGAGATCGTCTGGTCCAGCGGAAGCAGCCTCCGCACGGCCTGGGGCAAGACGACACGGGGCGCGCTCCAGGAAGTTGGCGGCAAGAAGGGAAACATCGAGCGGGGCCGCACCTACGGGACCGTGCACATCAGCGAGCTGGCCACGTGGGACAATCCCGACCAGCTCGATACAGCCTTGTTGCCCGGTATCCCTATTGCCCGCAAGACGCTGGTCTTGTTCGAGTCCACAGCCGAGTTGGCCGAGGATTGGTGGCACAAGCACTGGCAGACCTCCGCCAAGGGCATTGGCCGCTTCCGGAACCTGTTCATCGGCTGCTACGCCGTTCCCAGCAAGTACAGCCTGCCGGCTCCGACAGCCTGGGTGCCCAAGTCCACAACGACGGCATGGGCGGAGAAGGCCGAGCGGGAATCGCCCGAATGGTGCTTCGGGCAGGCCGTCCACCCAACGCGCGACCAGCTCTACTGGTACGAAACGACTCGGGCCTTCTACGAGAGCAAAGGCAAGCTGCACGAGTTCCTGCGCGAGATGCCCTCCGACCCCTACGAGTGCTTCATGTACGCGGGCACGACGGTCTTTACCCACGATCAGCTGGCTGGGATCGATCGGTGCGGCACGCAGCGGAAGATTGCCGACATCTGGACGGTTGAGCCTGCGCGTGAGGTGGCGGCGCTGCGCCGCGATCCCGACCCGGACGCCCCTCCAGACCCACGGCCACTACCACCGCTGACACCCGCGTTGCGACACCCGCTTGCCCACCAGACCAATCCCGTCCCGCCGGGTTTCGGGTTCCAGCGGGTGCCCATTGCCACCGTACGGGCTCGAACCGACAGCGGTCTGCCGCCACACGAGCGGTTTGACGGCTTCCTGGTCATCTGGGAACACCCCCGCCTGCGCGGCCCTCGCCGCTACGTCATGGGCGTGGATGTCGCCGACGGTCTTGGGCAGGATTACTCCGTCATTGACATCATTCGCCTGCCCACGATTGACGAGCCTGCCGAACAGGTGGCGCAGTACGTGACCAACCGCCTAGCGGCCAAGGATCTGGCCTTTGTCTGCGACGCGATCGGCCGGTACTACACCGATCAGGACGGTGTGGAGGCTCTGGCGGCCATCGAGACGA